TGCTACTACTCCTGAGTTAAGGGCTATTGCAGATAATAGAACGGTTACCATTATGAAGGAAAATCCTAATATGGCACCGGGACACATTATCCAAGCCGCCGCTGAGTACGCGAGAGAATGGGCTAATCTTAATCTATCTAACGGAAAAAATAATGAACGGTCCGAAAGAAAGAAAAGAATAGTCTCTGAACCAAAACAAGCCCGAAAGACAGCTAAGATCGGAGAAGACGAGGAGGTGGAGAAAACTCCAAGCCAAGTCATCGAAGATATGAGGAAGTCAAGAGGGCAACCCATAAACAAAATATAGGAGATAGTTATGGCAGGACAAGTATGGTCTGTCAACACTTCTGGTGGGTATATGTATGCGCTTAATCTCAGCCGTGAGTTGAGAATGGCGGTTCAGCCTGTTGTCAAATTTCGACAGTTTTGCGACATTAAAGATGCCGCACATCAAGGTTTACACCGTGGCGATACATTCCATTGGAACGTGTTTAGTGACGTTTCTACTCAGGGCACCACTCTGACTGAAACTAATACGATCCCAGAGACTTCATTTACGATTTCTCAGGGTACGATGACGATTACAGAAGCAGGTAACTCAGTCCCATGGACGGGGAAACTTGATGACCTAAGCGAACAGCCAGTTCGTGAGATCGTCCGAAAAGTGCTAAAAACCGATGCAAAGAAAGCATTTGATAATTTAGCTGCCGCTCAGTTTGATGCCGCAAAGTTGCGTGCAGTTCCCACTGCGGGTACCAGCACGACAGCGCTGACATTAACCACGAATGGTACAGCTACACTAGTCAATACTGTTGCTATGGGTAAGTTACATGTTCGATTGATGGTTGATTTAATGAAAGAACGTAATATCCCAGCATACACTGGCGATGATTATTACTGTCTTGCATGGCCCTCAACCTACGCCACCTTGAAGAGTGATCTGGAAGGAATCCATCAGTATGTGGATCAAGGCTTTCAGATGATCATGAATGGTGAAATCGGTAGGTACGATGGCGTTCGGTTCGTTGAGCAAACACACATTGCTAAAGGTTCTGGTATCGGCACATCTGCCGCTGCTTGGGCGCAAGGCTTAAGTGATTGGGCTGTATTCTTTGGCGAGGATACGGTTGCAGAAGCTATTGCAGTTCCTGAAGAGATGAGGGGAAAAATTCCCGGCGATTTCGGAAGGGACCGTGGGATAGCGTGGTATTACTTAGGTGGTTTTGGCATTACTCACACTCAAGCTGCTCAGTCACGTATTGTGATCTGGGACAGTGCATCATAGGAGATATATTATGAGCTATAGTGATCCAAGAACCTATATCTACCAAGATACAGTAGAAACTGATTTCGCTGCTGGCACTGGTACTGCTTGGAGTTTTAAAGGTCCAAGTGGTAAACAGGGTAGTTTGAAAAACATCGGAGTGCATGTAACTGAAACTTTCGCAGATGACACCATCACTGGAAAAGTTTTGCTTGGCACGACTGGTGATGCAAACTACTATGGTCAGCTAGAAGTTGCTGATACTACTGCGGCCACTGAAACTTTTAACAACCAAGATGACTCGAATTGCGTCCTTGTAGAAGCTCTTCCTGCCGACACTCAGATTGAAGTTACCTATGTTCAGGCGACTGATTCTGGCACGGCTGCTGGAAAGGGTTATGCATACGCTGAAGTTGAATGGTACTAGGAGGAAATCATGGCTAAAGATAGCGCAAGCGGTAAAATTCCTGCTAATGGTTTGTCTGAAAAATCTTCTTTTGCTGGTGAATCCAACGCCTCTCTCGGCTTGGATAGTAAAGGTAAGGCTCAGATGCCTATTGGTACGGTAAAGAAAAGCGTTTCTACTTCTCACGGGAAGTTTGAGATGTGCTGATTGAAGAGGGGGAGGGGCAACTCTCCCCCAATTCATTTTAGGAGAATTGAATGAAGATCAATGTTATTACAGCCTATATTGGAGGTGAAGTAGAAACCCCAAAAGAAGGCTATGGATTTACAGAACCTGAGAAAAAGGGATACACTAGCGGTGATCAACTGTTTGATTCTCGCGCAATGGAGTATCGTTCAGAGCAGCCGCGATCTAATAATGAGGCGCGTGTTGATGGCAAGATGGTGCGCTCAGGGATGACCGTGTCTGGTTGGGGATTTTAACCACTAAGTGAAAATAATAAAAGTTCCTGAAAAGGAAATAGAGGATTTTACTCCAGAAGATTTTGGCGGAGTAAGAAAAGAAAAAACAGTTTGTGTAATTAGATATGGGGCTTTCGGAGATATACTGCAAACAAGTTCAGTATTGCCTTTGTTGAAAGATCAGGGCTACAAAGTTTGCATAAATACCCAGGAAGTAGGAAAAGATATATTAAGATCAAACCCTTATGTTGATGAGCTACTAGTTCAAAGAACTAATCAGATACCTTTAGACAGGCTGACAGAGTACTGGGAAAAGTTTAACGATTTATTTGATAAAGTAATTCAGTTTTCTGAATCAGTAGAGGGCAGTTTGCTTCTAGTAGGCGACAGAACAGTAGAGCTAAAGGACGGCCCAGCGTTAGCCAAAGGGGACGAAAGATTTCTTTGGGATAAGGAAAGGATACATTCGGAATGTAATGTAAATTATCTTGAGAAGATGCATGACATTGCCGGGGTAGAGCATGTGTTTTGTCCACTGTTTTATCCAACAAAAAAAGAACAGTCTAGAATGAGGGACTGGAAAAAGAAGAAAGTAAAGACAAAGCATTTAGTTATGAATGTTTTATCTGGCTCGTCTGTCCATAAGGTTTGGCCCTGGAATGATTCTTTGATGGCCCGCTTTTTAGACAGCAGAAAAGATGTTACATTTATTACTGTTGGAGATATTGCCTGCCAACTGCTTGAGCAGGGATGGGAAAAAGAAAGCAGGGTAATCACAACATCTGGCGAGTGGCCTATACGCGATGTTTTGACATTAGCAAAAATGTGTACTGTTGTGCTGGGGCCTGAAACTGGAGTATTAAATTCTATCTCCTCTTTGGATAGGGTTCATAAGTCTTTATTTTTGTCACACTCATCTAAAGAAAATTTAAGCAAGCATTGGAAAAATACCACATCATTCGAGCCTTTCGAAGCTGAGTGTTATCCTTGTCATAAGATGCATCATGGGTTTGATACGTGCACGAGAGATGAGGAAACGGGCGGATCTTTGTGCGCCTCTAAAATACAAGTAGGTAAGGTTTATATGGATATAGCGAAGAACTTAAAATGAGCACTTATTTAGTTTTATGTCAAAACATGGCTAGGGATATTGGCATCCCAGGAACAGGGCCGTCAAGCGTCACAGCTTCTGACCTCTCAGAAGAGGAGACCGCTGTTGTTCGTTATATAAAAAATGCTGATTTAGATGTTCAGCGCAGGTGGTTTAATTGGGACTTCCTCTGGTCTGAGGCTACGATAACACCCACCTCCGGAACATCTACTCTGTCGTCACCATCTGATTTGGGTAATTGGAAATTAGATTCTCTAGTATGGTCTAAATCAACATCAGACTATCAAGAGCTTGAATACGTAGACTGGGATGAGTATAAATTAGAATATAAATTAGGCTCTATAGACTCTGGCATTCCAGAATTATTCTCAGTAAAGCCTAATAATGTTATAGATGTGTATCCTACGCCAAATGTAACGACTACAATTTCAGCTGATTATTGGAGAACCCCTACAGAACTTGCAGCTGACTCAGATATTTCAGCGATACCGCCAAGATTTCATAGCATAATTATCGCAAGAGCAAAAATTTATTATGGAGAGAATGAGGATGCACCAGAGATTTTAAGTGGGGCTTTGTCAGAATTTGAGGACCTTCTTGATAAGCTTGAGTCTGATCAATTACCTGGGCAAAAGAACCGCAGATTCTCCAGAGTTCAAGACCTGTTTAACTATACAGTTACGCCAGAATGACAAAGCTAAGCAATAGAGGCTTAGCCCCTACAGGATTAAAGTCTAATTATTTCCCTTTAAGCGGCGGGTTAAACCTTGTTGATCCAGCTTTAAGCATTACCCCTGGTGAGTGTATATCTGCGAACAATTTCGAAGTAGACATTAGAGGCAGGTATCAAAGAGTTGACGGCTATGAAAGGTCTGACGGTCAAACACTGCCTTCTGATATAACTATATATAGAATTCCTTTTACCACTGGGTATGCTAGAGATTCTGTATTTGATGCGGCCTTTAGTACCGCTTTTGACATGCAAATTCCGTCAGTGGG